GGCATCCAGCATCTCCCTCTCTGACCCGCTCAGAATCGGCGCGCGAGTGTTCCATTTTGCGATAACCTCCGCTTCGGTTTTACCGTAAATCGTTACGCCGTCACAAGTTTCATTGCAGAAATGTATGAAACACCATTTTCCGAGTTGAAACTCATTCAGCATAAGGGTGTCTTTTTCGGCTTGTCTGTCTATTGTGGCTCCGCACATAGGACACGGCAGCAGCACTCCCGCATCCGTCAGCCGCTTTGCCGCCTCCCTGTCACCCAGCAGGGCGCGCTTTGTATCATCCATCATGCTCTCTTCCTTTCCAGCGGGCAGCGCTCGATGGCGTATGTAGTCACCCAATGCTTTACGCCGTATTGATCTCTCCCAACAATGAACGTCCGTTTCTTGGCCGTCCATCCCGGTACAGGTTTCTCTTCCCGCAGCCAGGGACACTGGCTGATCGGGCAGCAGCAATCCATGCAGGGGTTGGCTGAATACCGCCGGATGGGGACCAGGTATTGTTCAAGTTCGCCCATATCACCACACCAGCATCGCTCCGCAGGACTCGCAGAAGCGCGGTTTTGCCTGAGCATGATCCTGATTGAAGAACTTCCCGCAGCAAGGGCAGTTAGCACCATGTTCTGAAAGGATCACGTTCTGCTGAAGTTCATTCTTCAGGATGCCGTCAATGGTATCAACCAGTGCATGGCAGTTTTCGCTTGTCGGTTCCTTTTTCGCCTGTGTCCTTGCCTGCTCTGACAGCCGCAAAATTTTCTCCCGCTCATAGGCGGTGTTGTCGCGGAAGTTATCAGCACTGATTTCTTCCATCATCTGCTTCCCAATTTGTCTTTTCTCGACGGACGCCTGCTCCGGCGTGATTGCTTTTGTGTTGAACCTGCGGTATAATAAAACCATTGCTTGAAATGCCCGCTGTTCTGACAGACATAACCCGTCCGGCATAGGGCCCTCTCTGGAGGCGATTTCCTCCCATCTGAATGTCATTTTCTTCTCCTTTCAGGTTCCCCGGTATTCCCCGGCGGTTCCCCGGTCGGTTCCCCGGTGCAAGCCTTAGAGCCGCAACGGGTTCCCCGGTTTCCCCGGTCAAACGGAGATTTCCTATATAGAGCGAATATTTTGAACGCTTTAACTAATTAAAGTTCTCAAAATTATTTTATATATAAGGGGTGTCCGAAATAGCGGGGAACACCGGGGAACCGGGGAACTTTAATCAATCAATTCTGTCGAATATGCACAAATATCAGTGCTGTCTTTTATGCAAACACACCTGGGATGCATTTTCCCGATCAGCTTCTTTTTGGTGTTGTAGTCCCGGTCCGTGTCGAGTATTCCGCGCCGCTTTGCCCATGACAGGAACGACGCCGGGTTAAATCCTTCCCTCATCATCTCCCGGTCAAAGACCGATTTAATGATACAGATATAGCCATCACGGAGTACCCCCCAGGTCTCCGTTTTTTCATCTTCCGGGTCAAACTTTGACTGATTGGAAGCCACAAAATCCATGATCCAGTCTATCGCCCGTTCGTTCTGGTCAACGTCTGATTTGTCCGTCAGATATGGACACATCTCATTGACTTTGAGAGCGTTGCCGTCTTGAAATATCCATTTCTCTGCCAGATAATCGGCTGTCAGGATCATCGCTCCGGCCATTGCCTGCTTCTCTGTGCTGGACCCCCTCTGTAAATCGCCATAGAAGCCTTTGTAAGCTATTCTGGCCTCGTCTATGTAATCAGACAGGCACTCTACGAAAATCCGCCCAGCGAAGCCGTAGTTGCGTCTGACGGTATCTGCGACAGTCTGCGGGTCCCGAAAGAGCTTTTCGTCTTTACAGTCGACTTCGACGATGCGGTTCACAGCGCCGCCGCCGGAAGCTCCGGTTGTGATGGGCTGCTCTCCGGTTGTGATAATGCAGTTTTTCCAGGTCTGTATTCTCTGTAAGCCGCCCGCCTTTGCGCCCCGCCCCTTGCCGATGCCCTCTGTCAGCATATAGATCAGACGGTCGAAGTCCGCCCGCTCTTTGATGCATTGCAGCTCGTCCAGGCAAAGAGGAAGGGAGTTGCAGAAACCGGCCATCATTTCTTGGCCCACATAGGTACTGTTGAATGTGTGGATGTAGCTTCCCATGGACGGGTTTGCCCAAACGCTGGCGGCTGCCATCAGTCCAACCGTCTTGCCAGCCTCTGTACCGCCCCATATATGAGTAAAGAACGGAAGACCACCCAGCGGTTCCACCAGAGCAGAGGCGAACGATGCTGCAAGCATAATCCTGGCAATGGTCCCATTTGCTCTGATCGTTCGCATCAGGCTCAGCCATTCATCGTAGTCTCCCTGGGGGCATACGCTGTCAAACATGTGCTTGTAGGACAGGTCTCCATCATATTTGAGTTCTTCCACATAAGGAGAAAAACCGTAATCTCCGATCCAGCCCAGCCGTCCAACACTGTTTGTTTCCGGAATCTTGTCGTAGTTTTCAGACTCCAGAAATGTCAGGTACTTTACCAGCTCTTTTGCGCTCTCGCTGTCAACAGCGATCCCGTATCTTGAAAGGTCAACGATCTTACTTGCACTTGATAATGTGGACTTGTCAAATACTTTTACTTGCCAGCGCAAGCCACGTTTATAGGCGATCTCCAGTTTGACTTCACCCGTGTCGATGTTGATGAGACGCCCCACCGGCATGATCGGATGCCGGCAAACAATGACCTCTCTGCCAGCAAAGTCCAGGCAGGTCACTCCGGCGTCATCGCAAGTGTATTCCCCGCAGTAAAGTTCCATCGGCTGTCCGTCAAAATCAGTGACATTTTCGATGTCCCGGCCTTCAGCTTTGCGCTTCTCCGAAAGAAACGCATTCCATTTTGTGATGAAGTTCTTGACGCCGATGGATCCAGCTTTTTCTTTGATAGCATCCCGGAGCTGAAGCATCACAAATTTGTTGTCTCTGAAAGCATACAGCCATTCAAACGGTTCGGGTGTTTGATATGTCTCCCGTGTCCAGTCCGGGATTTCGGGGAGATTGTTCAAGTTCCCACCTCTTTCCTTCTGCCAACAGCAGGTCATATTTGATTGCATCAATGCTTTTCAGCGCCCATGCAAACGCACAGGTCAATTCATCCGGGTCACTTGGCTGAAGGTTTCGGATCAGCTCATCCGCCATATCATACCGGCGCTCCAGTTCATTGCATTTGGCGTTTATCTCTGCAAGTTGGCGGTCATGCTCTCTGATAGCCATAATCGCCTTCTGGCGACCTTTACGCTCTCTGTAAGTGATGGGCTTTGAAATACCTATCCCCAAGTGGAAATCGCTGTCAAGGCGTCCCATGGCCTCTCTGAAAGAGCAGTTGAACAGCAGCATGGCGAAGTCAATGACGCTGCCATGCGCCCCGCAGCCGAAACAGTGAAAACCACCAGAACCCGGATAGATATGCAGGCTTGCCTGACGGTCTCCAGCGTGGAACGGGCAGCGGATACAGCTTGCGTGATTGACCTGAAATCCGTAATGCTCGGCCACTTTCCGCATGGTGAGCCGCTGCCTGATTTCTTCAGCATTCCGATTCATCTGGCAGGCCCTCCAACCGCTCTTTAAGCTCCCGGTACAGGACATCGTGGATCAGCTGGCCGCTCGTTTCTTCCTTGCAGAATAGGATCGGGCAGTTGTAGCGAGACAACCAGGCCGTCATGCTTGCCACCAGGGACTCCGGCTTCATCTGACTGCGATAGACCCCAGCATAGGCTTTTTCCCAATCTCCGTTTTCAATCAAGAGATAGACCTTCGCGTTGGCCTGTTTGGCCCGCTCAAACTCCCGCTCGAACCGTTTGCGGTCCTGGCAATAGCAGTGAGCAATTTCATCCAGGTCCATCTTCCGCTCGATCACGACGGTATCCCGTAGGTCCAGACATTCACACCTTGCAGAGTAATCGCCAAACGGCAGCGTCACCCGTTCTATGGGGAGACCGATGGAGGTCAGGCGCTTCCTGGCCCTCACCGTGTCCTGTTCCCGTGTGTCTACCAGACAGACCATGCTGGAAAGCTGGCGTTTTACTTCTACTGGGTGCATGGAACCGCCTTACTTCCAAGGAAATTCCATGTGGTCAGGGATCGTTCCCTCTTCAGACCATTCAGGAATTGCCGGGGTGCTGTTCTGCTTGTTCTTCAGAGGCTTGTCCTTCGGCATTTTGAATTTTCCGTCCTTGATGTCTCCGACACAGACAAGGGCACATGCTCTGGTAGACCAGCCGGTGTTTCCGTTGTACTCCCATTCCTCGTTGCGGAACAGAACACCGACAGTCTTGCCTTTCAGTGTAGCCTCGTCCCAATTCCAGTGATAGCCAGGGTTTCCATCCTCAATGCAGTAGATGGCATTATTGAAGGTCCGCTTCGTCCAACCATCCTTTTCGCTGCCATCGTCCTTGGGGACATTCAAACGGTAGGTCCCCCGCCAGCGGCGGTCTTCACCGGTCTGGCCGTCAAAATCCTTCTTGAAGAACCCGGCAAAGGGGCCTTCCAGAATATCAAAGGAGATCAAAAGCACATGGCCCCAGTCATAGGCAATTTCCTCCGCATTGAGGATTTTCGCCACATATCCGCCCACAGGGAGCTGTTCTCTGGCTGTGCTTTTTTCTGCCTTAAATCCGCTGAATTGTTTCATTTTCATTCTCCGTTTCAATCGTTAATAGGCAATTCTGCCCGACATAGTGATCTGGATAGGCGCTGATCTCTCCGGTCAGAGCGCAGGTCCGGCTCTGCTGGCGGAAAAACCGGCACTGGCGGCACGAACAATCGGCCACGCCTTTCCGGTCTACCGGGAAATACACGCTGACGGTTGCCGTGCCTTTGATGTAGCTGGACACGCCAGACTCAAAGCGGTCATAGCTCATAGTAGTCTCTGATAGCCTTATCGACTGCGGCAAGGTCATTCTCGATCAGCGGCTCACTGAACATCCCCATAGGTGTTTTTACCGTGTCCTGCCCGCTGTTTCTGGTAGAGAACTGATATTTTCCATCAGTGACTACGGTTTTCAGGACGATGGTAAACATTCCTTCCAGGGTGATTTTCTCGTCCAGCAGCTTCCCAATGGTCTTGAACTTCTCGTTTCCGTTGCTGTCAATGTCGCTGTGCCCCATGAAATACACGATCTTATCATCAGGCAGAGCGGCCGCAGTCTTTACCAGGGTATAGTAGTTCAGCGCGAGCTCTGTGAACTTCTGGTAGCCGGTCACTTTGGCCGCTCTCATGTACTCACCTGTCATCAGGTAGGTCGCATCGTCAATAACGATGGACTTTGCGGGGGCTTTCTGAATAGCCGCCTCAATGGACATATAGTCATCTGTGTTGAAGGTCTTGTGCTTGTTCTTGAACGGCAGTGGCTTGCCGGAAACATTCACGATACACACATCTTCCGGCTTGAAATTCCGCAAGCTGGTGCTTTTTCCGGTGCCGGACTGCCCGTACACCATAACGATGATTGCCATTTAATCCATTCCTCCCGAAATATCTTTCAGCGATCTGTCCGCCAATTGGAGGATGATCCTCGCCTCCTGGTAGCTGACAGAATAGCTGGAATTTGCAATCAGAGAGACGATTTTGGAGGCGGTTTTGATGAAGTTTGACGCTTGGTCCAATGTCACGTAATAGCCAAGCTGGTCTCTGATCCGCTCCTGCTCTTCTCTGAAAGCCTCCGCCCTGTTCATGCTCCCCTTCCCTCCATGTAATAGACCGGAATTCCTGCAACTTCCTCAAGCTGCTCTCTGAGCTCATCAAACCGTTCTTCCAGTTCATCCACCAAAAAATCCTTTTCGCAGTGCCGGCAGTAAATTTCACCGCAAATCACAGAATAGCGATCCCCAGGCCGTATTTCTGCGTCGCACTGACTGCATTTTGGATATTTCACCTATTGTCTCCCTTCATTCCAAGCTCTCACTGCGTGATTTATATCAGTAAATTTCCGAGTTCGCCATCCGCAGGCGTCGCAGGCCACCAGGAACATATCCGGGTTGCCCTCGATTGCCAATCGCTGGCCGGAATACAGGCCGCATCTCGGACATGAGCCTAATTCTGTTCTGGTATGCCGGTTTTTCTGGTTCACTCTTCACACCACCAAATATCTGCCGTCTGAACGCCCAAGGATAAAGCTTCTGAGTGCTCCTTGACGGCAATGTCAATGTGGTCTCCCTTGACTGCCGTTCCGGTATCATCCGCCCGCAGATAGGCCATCTCGCCGTTGTACTCGATCATGATGGTGCTGCCCAGCGGTATAATGTCCGTATCCACGGCGCAGCTCACATAGGGCGTTACCCGCCTGCCGCTGGCTGTGATGCCTGTCCCAGTCCCGCAGATGTGAGGTCGTTCCTCGCAGCAATAAAAGGTGATGGTCACATCTTCCAGCTTATGAGACCGGGCCAACAAAGCGGCTTCGACCAGCTCATTCTCAGCGGCCTCCACCTCTTCCCCCGTCAGATAACAGTGGACTAGGGCCGGGGTATCGTCGCCGGGGAGGCTGCCGTCCTCTGTGGTGGGCTCCGGCTTGTGCATAGCGGGCAGTTCCGCCTCCACCGTCATAATCAGGTAGCTTCCCACCCACGCCAGCAGCAGAAGCAGGAACAGAAGATATGTAATCAGCTGCAACCGCCTCTGGCTCCGGCGCCGCCGCTCTTCCCGTGTCAGTTTCTTCACCGCTCGCCCTCCATCCAGGAAAGGAAGCGCATGAACCATCCGGCCACCGTGGCGGTGCCAATAATTGTAATGATGGTACTCACTTCGCACCTCCACACATGATCCTCGCTAATGTTGCCTTACTGACACGGCTATTCGTAAAAGGGACATATTTCTTTACCGTGTTTATGCTCCTGTATCCCATAACTTTCATGGTCTCCAGAACAGTAAGCATTTCATGGTCCGGGTAAAGCTCATTCAACCGTTCCAAGTTGGCTCGATAATCTTCTTTTTCTCGTGCCATAACTCCTCCTTGATTTCTCCCCTTGGAGGCGATATACTGTATCCAAAGGGATTGTTCGTGGTTGCTCAATCCTTTCCCTCGTCGTGTTCACTGCACGGCGGGGGATTTTCTTTGCCCAGCCGGATTGCCTCGTCAAAGGTCATGCCGTAGGCCGCCCGGTTTAACTTGTCCATCAGGTGTTTGGTGTTGCGCGCCTGGGACTCCAGGTCTTTAATGCTGTCTTTTTCGTTCATAAAAACCTCCTTGTCATTTGACCCGGAGGCGTGTATAATAACCTCGCGGGCCTGTTGGCGCTTTCAATAGGTTCCGCAGCCCTCGTCGGTGTTCCTACCACTGGCGGGGGCATCTTTATTTCTGGTCTTCCGAAAGTAACTCGTCTACGGTGACGCCGTAGAGCATCGCAATTTTTGATAGCAACGAGGCCCGTGGAAACGTCTTCCCATTCTCCCAAAAAGAAACTGCAGTCTGATCTACTCCAATTTGATCTGCGACTTCTTTTTGAGTAAGGCCAGCATTTTTCCTTGCAATCAGAAAACTCATTTTTCCCCTCCGTTTCTCAAAAATATTAGTTTTAATCATTGACAAAATAAGCAACGGCATTTATTATGTAAGTGTCAGCAATACATTGATAAAAGCCGCCCGGTGGGTGGCCGGTTGTTTGTGCCCTTTTGTCTTCCAGATTATTGTATCTCATTTTTATTAGTTTGTAAAGTTCATTTTATTAGTTTTCTTGGTTTTGTGGTAATGTACAATTTTCGGTAGGAGATTTTTATGTTTTGGAGTAGATATGTCGCTTTGTGTGACAAAATAGGAAAAGCGCCGAATGTCGTTGCTGCAGAAGTTGGAGTAAAATCTTCTGGTACTGTAACAGGATGGAAAAACGGGGCGAAGCCACGAGACGCTGTGCTTCAGAGACTATCTGTTTATTTTGGAGTATCTGTAGAAGAGTTAACTGGAGAGCAAAAAGAAAAGCCCGCCTCCACATCCGGAGACGAGCTTGAAGAAGCAATTATTATTGGGCGAGATGGAAAGAAAATTAAACGGACTTATACAAAAGATCAAATGGACGCACTCAGAAAAATCATTGATGTTATGCCATTTGTCAACGACGAAGAGATATTTGATGGTTCGCTAGATGATTTTTAATAAATGGCTCAAACTGCTTGTAGACTTTCCATTCGGTTGACGATCTAAAAAAGTAAGAATATCCACGTTCGGCCATGTATGCATCATCTAAAGCGCAAAGCCGTTGCAGCTTATCCCAGCTAATATTTGCTGCCTGATAACTGATTGCACACAAATTCTCAATAGAATAGGCACTATCAACCTTCATCCCGCGCAAAACACAAGTAGGCGCCAATAACATAGAACTGAAGAGATTTGCCTCCTTTTCTTCGGGATCGTTTTTGTTTCCCGGTTCGCGCCTGACTGCGCCTTCTATGCACGCATGGCCCAGAGCAAAGTGCCCGATTTCATGTGCAATCGTGAAATTCCGGCGTGTTAACGGTTGTTGTTGGTTATAAAAGGCAATTGATACGCCATCTGCTTGGAACAAAAAACCATCGGCTCCAATGGTATGATGAACAAGTCCAAGTTTTTGGATAATAGAATACCCCTGACTGTATGAAAAAAGGCCAATTCCAAGTCCTTTGCAAACCTTTCTCAAATCAACTGGCAATTCACAAATTCCGCATTTGAGTAAGACATCCCATGCAGTCATTTTGTATTCTCCCAATATCGAACATTTGTTTCAGTGATTTCTAGTATAGCATTACTTATTCTTATAATCAATTGGAGAAAATTGCTAATATACTTTTCTATATTTTGGTGTTGACCTACATCTTGTACTTACTTATTACAATTCCATTATAAATTGCAGAGGGGGAACCATAATGGCAAAAAACATGGTAATAGCCGGTGACTATATGGGAAAGCCGGTCGGCAACTTGGGCGGACAACCGCAGATCATGGTCAGCAGCCGTTGGAGTGAAAACGTATTTCTGGATAAAGCCGCCATTGACTCCTACGAGGTCATTACCGAGGAAACCAGCAAAAGCGCAGCTTCCGGCGTAGCCCGCGGAATTGTCGGCGGCGCCTTGCTGGGGCCTGTCGGGATGCTGGCCGGCAGTCTTTCAGCTAAGAGTAAAGGCACCATCACTCTGGCGGTCATGTTCAAGGATGGAAAGCGTTCCCTGTTGGAGATCGATGACAAAATTTATAAGGCGATTATTCAGAGGATGTTCTGATGGGTTTACTGGACTTTTTGAGAAGAAACCGTGAGATGGAGAGTCCGCCAGCTAGAGACGATCCCCCTCCTATGCTGAGGCAAAATGATGATCGTCCTGTTGGTGCTGAAATATCATACTTAGATTCTGAGGCGCTTCGATTTTGGAACAAGAAACAGACTGACTATGAAATACCACCGTATTATAGTCAGAGCGAATTTGGAAGAAACGTGTCACCTGCTCTCCATCGCCTTTTGGATGGAGGGTACTTGGAAATATCCGATATAGAAACCAACATCTCCTTGAAAACGATTCCCGATCTAAAGGCCGTTTTGGCAGAACACGATCTAAAAACAACTGGGAAAAAAGGAGAATTGGTACAGCGGCTCTTAAACAATGTCCCGATCGAGGAACTGGAATCGATTTTTCCTGTAGGAAAATACGAGCTTACAGAAAAGGGAAAGTCTGCTCTAGTCCCCTATGAAATTTTTGATCTAAATAAGCGGTACAGCTTGGGTTTCTCCCACTACCGTCTTATTAAAAAGAAAAGCCAAAATCCGAACGATCCTCCTGAAGATCTGATAAAGAGTCTGCTGGAAGAGGATATGAAAACCTGCTATCGGGAAAACGATAGGGCAAAATATCCGGTAGTCCTTTCAAATGCTTCTACATTTCTACAGAGCATTGGAGAATATGAAAAATCCTTAGCTTGTTATTGCCTTGCCTTTTTCATGTGGACAAGGCGAGTTGATACACTGTTAGGTGATAGCGCAACTGTGCAGGACTATTATATGGCAAAGCACTTGGAGGAAAAAGGACAACGTATGGGGCTTTCGCTCGAACAACTGTTGTCATTTTTCAAACGGGCCGTTTCTTCTGAAAACCCATTCGGCCTTGCAACGGCGGAGAACATCAGATATGCGTTAGGCACTTTCACAGATGCTCTGTCGATCCAATAAAAACCGCCGTCAGGTCTTCCCTGGCGGCGTACTCTTAGGAGGTGATCTGCTTGAAGCTGCCAAGCGCCAAAAAGCTCCCATCTGGTAACTGGAATGTTAGCGTTATGATAGCCGGGGAGAGAATATCCATTACCGCCCCAACAAAAAAAGAGGCAGAAAATCAGGCAGCAGCGATAAAGTCCGGAGCTAAAGCGGCCAGGAAAAAGACTGGGCTAACTGTTGGTGAGGCTATAGACCAATATGTAGAAAGTAAGGACGCCGTTTTGTCTCCAGCCACAATTGCCGGATATAAGAGGATACGTGCGAACGCTTTACAGGACATCATGGATATTGATTTGGACCGCCTCACGCCGCAAATCGTCCAGCGGTCTATCAATATGATGGCTCGGAATAAATCTCCTAAGACTGTCCGAAACGCTCATGGGCTATTAAGTGCTACATTAGCAGTTTACAGGCCAGACATAGCTCTTAGAACCACTCTCCCGCAAAAGGTACGCTATGAAATTTCTATCCCGTCAGACGATGATATAGGCGCCATCATGAAGGCGTGTAAGGACACCGAAAACGAGCTCCCGATTATGCTTGCTCTCTGGCTTGGTTTGCGTATGTCTGAAATCTTGGGCCTCAAGTGGGAAGATGTTGACGGTGATGTCCTCCACATCCGGCGTGCAAAAGTGGACGAGGGCGTTAAGACGACCAAAACATATATCTCCAAACGGGACCTTGATCTCCCACAGTATCTTCAAAATTTGATTGTAGCAGCACCGCATAATGGAGAGTATATTGTAAATCTTTCACGCCGCGCCCTGTATTGTCGATTCCAAACCATCCGCAAAAAGGCTGGTGTCCAGCACTACCGCTTCCACGATCTGCGCCATATTAACGCCTCCGTCATGCTGGCCCTTGGAATACCAAACAAGTACGCGGAGGAGCGCATGGGACACGCCACCGACAATATGTTAAAAACCGTCTACCAGCATACAATCAGCTCCGAACAAAGGGCAACCGCGCGCAAAGTAAATGGCTATTTCGAATCCAAATTGCAGATAAATTTACAGACAGATTAGAGAAATCCCTTTATTTTCAATAGTTTTATTCATTAACTATCGGGGTTCGAATCCCCGACGGGTCACCATAAAAGCAAAACAGTATAGATGCCGTAGGCCAGAAGCCTACGGCAT